CGTAGAGATTTACAACAACAGCAAGCGCAAGATGTAGCAATGCGATCTGGTGCGTTTGGTGGCTCAAGAGGAACTATATACGAGCAAGAAGCATTAAGACCCTTACAAGAACAAGAGGCTAGAACTATTGCCGACATAAGAGACAGAGGATACGGGCAGGCGCTGGGCGCGGTGGAGTCTGACATAGCAAGACAACAACAGATGGCCATGCTTGCACCAGAATTAGAACTTAGGGGTAGACAACAACAAGCTGGACTCCTGGGTGGTTTATTAGGCGGACAAACGCAAGCACTAGGATTACTTGGTGGTTACGGTGGCTTATCTAGAGGATTGGGACAAGCACAAAGAGACTTTGACTACAGCGAGTTTGGAAGAGAATTACAATATCCAGCCTACCAATTAGGACTGTTTGGTCAAGGCGTACAAGGTATGCCATCATTAATTGGTCAAACACAAACAACACAATCATCACCAGGATTAGGTGGAATACTTAGCGGAGCAACTGGGTTGCTTGGTTCAGCATGGACTGGTGGATATAACCCATTTGGTTTTTTGCCTGATAAATAAAACTAGGAAATTTATATGCCAATTTTAAATAATAAACCATTAGATCCTTTCGGAACTAACACTTTGTTCAATGACATACAAAATACAAATGCACAAATTCAATCTATGAATATTCCTCAACAAACGCAACCAATGCAAGAAGATCCAATGGTTAGAAGGCAAAGAGCTGGAAATATGATGTTGGCATTATCAGACGTTTTGAGAGGTCAAGATCCTTCTCAAGGTGTAATGCAAAGACAAAAAATGTTACAAGCGCAACAGCAACAGGCTGAGCAAGATAGATTGATGCAACAACTTGCTCAAGATCCAAGATATGCTGACCAAATAAAATTAATACAAGCTAATTTAGATCCCAGGATGTTTGTTGGAGATAAGTCTGGTTCTCAAGAAAGATTTGGCGTGTATGGATTAGATAACAAACTTGTTGGAACTGTTTTAAAAAGCGATCAAGCAACAATAGCTAAGATTGAACAAAATCCTAACCAGCGTGTTGGGCAACTTAGATCTCCAGCAATAAAAAGCCCAAGTTCTGTTTCAGACCCATTAAGAACAATAACCATGGGCGGTAAAGTTATAAAGAATGTTAGAGATAGCGAACTTACTACTGAAGAAATAAATAAAATTAATAAATCTGGTCAGGTTATACAGCCATTAGGATTTACTGAAAAGTTTGAAAGCAATAAAGATGTAAACTTTGAACCGATTAAAAAGAAATATTTAGCTACAGAAAATATTATTGTTAAAACATCTGAATTAGCACAGAAATTTTATGACGAGCCAACTTCAGCTTTGGCAGTTGGTAGAGGATCGCAGTTTGTGGATAGCGTTATACAAAATTTAGATCAAGGTTTAAATTTAATATCTTCTGCAAAAGATAAAAAGTCTTATCAGTATTTGCAAAAAACTAGCAAATCTTTATCAGGAAAAGATTTTAGTGATGCAATAAAACAAGCATCACAAGCTTCAGGAGTGGCTGAATCAAGAATTAGAGATTTAGGTTATTTGTTTGCAGCAGCAAGAGGCCAAGAAGGAAGAGGCTTGTCTGACAAAGACTTTGAAAATGCTTTAAAAATTGTTAGCGGTGGTGTTGGGGCAGAAGGAAGGTCAATGGTTTTACAAGATGTTTCCAACAGCTTAAGAGATGAATTTTATAGAGATGTTAATTTTGATATTCAAACAAACGAAAATCAAGCTTATGTTAATAAACTACAAGGATTGCCAAGGTTGCCAACCTTTGTTATGCCTTCACAGGCTATGCCAATAGCTCCATCAGCAGGAAGTCCAAGTGTTGAAGATCTTTTAAATAAATACGGCGGTTAATTAATGGCAACAGTAGAACAGTTAGAACAGGCTCTTGTAAAAGCAGATCAAACAGGCAATGTTGAAGATGCAAAAGTATTGGCTAACGAAATACAAAGACTTAGAGCAGAACAGGTAGAACCTTTAACAAAAAGACAACAAGCAGCAGATGTTTTAAAATCTTTTGGATCACAAGCATACAAGGGTTTGTCATATATACCAGGCACATTAGGTGATATAGAAAGTTTGGCTCAAGAATTTTTACCAGGCCTTAAACGCCAAGAGACTCCATTCACACCTTCACAAAATTTTCCGACTTCAGAACAAATAAGAGGGGTGGCACAAAAAATAATACCGCCGTTACAAAAAGCCGAGGCTTACGAGCCAAAAACAACAACTGGAAGATATGTGGGAACAGCTGCTGAGTTTGCAGCTCCAAGCATTTTAGGAAAAACAGCTGCTGCTAGAAAGCTCGGGTTAAGCTTGGGTGCTGGTGGTGGTCTTTTATATGAGGGTGTAGAACAGGCCACAGATAGTCCTTTGGCTGCCATGGGTGTAACAGTACCAGCTATGATAACAGCAGGCATATTAGCTGGTCCTTCTAAATCAGCACAGCTTACAGAAAGGTCACTTAAAGGTGTAACACAACCAGAAATTAAAAGCGCCATAGATTTAGAAGCCGCAGCACAAGTTGCTGGAGTTAAAATCTTACCAGGCGAGGCCTTGGATAATAAAATGGTTGCGCAACTTACAGAAGATGTTTTGTCTTCAGACCAAGGTTCTGCGTATATATATGAGTCAATAAAAAATAGGCCAAAACAAGTAGAAAAGCTAGTTACAGAGCAGGCTGATATGATAGCTGATTTGCCCGAAAGTCAAAGAGATGTTTTTAAAATGATACAAAAAACAGCCAAAGAATCTATAAACGAGGCTAAAATTAGTAGAACATCAGCATCACAAAGGGCTGGTTATAAAGTTGCTAATACAGAAAATATAAGAAATGACCAAGTTTTAAATGTTATAGAAAATATTGACAATACAATAAAAACTCAAACATCTCCCAATAGTCCAAATAGAAACAAACTTTTACAAATAAAAAAACAGTTAATAGAAAAAACTATTAAAGTTAAAGGACAGAAAGAAAAAATAATTATACCAGTAACAAATATAAATAAATTAGATAGCACATTTAAACAATTTAGAGACGCTGTCAGTAATTCAAACAAAGATCTTGTAACTGGTGGAGAAAGGTTTATTGAAGTGGATTTAAGAGGAAAGTTATTTAACGATGGGGGTACAGGAATTTTAGATGATTTAAATATACAGTTAAATACAAATCCAAATTACGCAAAAGCAAATCAAACATATTCACAATTAACTAAAGAAATTGTTGATGTTGTAGAAAAAAATGTATTGCCATTGTCTAAAAATAATTTAAATTTCAGTAAAATTAATGGATTTATTTTTGACCAAAAATCTGTTAATGTCATTGACATCAATAATACGTTGAAAACTTTAAACCAAACAAATCCTGAAGCAACTAAACAGATTGCAAATGTTTATTTTAGAAATGCAATAAACAATGCTTTTCCTATTAGTAAACCAGGCGCAGATTTAACACAAGGATTTAAATTAGCTGAAAAAATAGCTGGTACAGGAAACCAAAGAAAAAATTTTATGGCTGTACTAGATAATGTTGCAGATGCGCACGGCGTAGATAGAAAAAACTTTAAAGTTGGTTTCGAGAATATGTTAAATATTTTAGAAAGAACTGGAAGAATACAAAATATTAATAAACCTGGTTTTGATGTACAGGGTGTTGCAAAACAAACCTTGTTAAAAGATGCTGCTATGATGAAAACATTTAATCCTTTAGTCAGACTTGCTACAAAATATGGAGAACTTAAAGCAGGCGGAGCAATGGCTAATTTAGGTAAAATTATGGCAGACCCTGAATCAACCAAATTATTAGTTGAATTAGGAACAACAAATCCACAATCTAAATCAGCTATAGTAAAAGTTTTAAATATAATAGACTCGGTTTCTCCGACAATGGAAAGATTAGAGGGAAATGTCCCACCATTAGGGCAAACGCCACAATAACCGCATGTCTCGCCAATCAGAAAGAGTTGGCCGATCTGGAGAATATTTAGTAGCCTCGTTACTTTCTTTATACGCTGATACCGTATTGATAGTTCCACACAGCGCGGAGGCAGACATCATCTTTGATGTTGACCATACGCTATACAAGTGCCAGGTCAAAACACAATCAAAAATACAAACACATAGAGTGTCATGGCAGTTTGATTTTAGGCGTGGCGCTTTCACCAAAGATAGATACTACAAGGACGAAGCATTAGATGTTTATGCTTTGGTTGCTTTAGATCCACAAAAAGTTATCTTTGTTTTTGCAGATGGCAGTAAACAGAAAACCATTAAAGACAAAGATATGCAAGCGATAGACTCGCTAGAAAATACCAAAAATCTATTTAAAGAGCTTCGATGTCAACAGACACCATAGGATCTTCGTAATGCTCAACAGAGTTCATACCTAAAGATATTAGATACTCAGCCACCTTATGTGGTTCTTTCTGCTCGCTCTCACAAAAATCCTTAAACTTCTTAGCAAGATGTTTGTTTACATATATTGGTTTTCTTCCGTTTCTTTCTTTAAGAATTGGATCGTCAAACTCATATAAGTTCATAGTTACCTCATTAATCAAGAGAAACTTCTACAGAATATTTACCAATGTCATTACCCTTTGCGTCTACACCATGTACCATTTGTAACTCAAGATCTATAAAGTGTTTGGCTTTTAATAAGTCAGTTACTCTATCACTCTTCTCACCTTTACTTCTGGTTATGTACTTCAGACAACTACCCAGGTTATATGACAAATTATTAGCGTATATATAGTCTATCGGCTGTATTCTAGATTGCTTGTAGTGTGTTCCAGCTACTTGGTTATTGGTTGCAAGCTTGTCTATTGCTTGATCCCATTCCTTCTCATCGCCTATATCTGTATGTGCATATATAGTTTTATTCATAAAATTTCTCCACTTTTTTATTAATATATCACTTGTAAATTAGTAATATTGGTTTATTATAAACAAAAATATTAATAAAAGGGAAATTTATGGAAATATTAGAAAAGAATTTTGACATATCAAACACCATAGAGGTTGACGAACTAGCAGATAGATGGGGAGTCAGCAAGAAAACAATTGACAATAGAAGGTATAGAGGCCAAGGCCCAAGCTATTTTAAAATTGGTGGCAAGATTAAATACGATCTTGATGATGTGAAAAGAATGGAACAAGACTCTTATATTTCTGTAAATGGCACACGCTAAGTTAAGTCCGTCATCTGCAAAGATATGGATGGCATGTCCAGGTATGCCACAATTACTTGCAAGCGCAAACGTAGAATACAAGGTAGGCATACCCGCTGCTACTGGTACGTTGATTCACGAAATGGTAGAGACACTACTTAAAGGTAGGTTAAA